ACCCCTGATCCAAGTGGTTTAGCTGAATTTCCAAGTTTAGAAGCAGCAAAAAAAGCAGGATTAAAAACTGGCGATCAGTTTCGTGGGACAGACGGTAATGTATATAGACTTCCATAAAAAATGAAATGGCAGAAACTAATCAAACCAACCCATTCGAAGGAGCAATAAAAGTAACACAAGATCCTTACGCTGGAGCAATCCCTGTAAGTGAAAATCCCTTTGCTGGAGCAATACCAGTAACACCATCGCAAGAACCCGAAGAAAAAAAAGTTTCTTTTCTTGGCGATCTTAAAAACATAGTATTAAAAGCTGGAGAACAAGTAACTCGTGGCACGCTTGATTTTTATGGGTTTACACAAAAGTTTACTCCACAACAAATTGGTCAAGTTATAGGTCAATCAATACAAGAGGGTGATACTGATGCAACAAAAATTCTTGGTAAAGTTTTAGAAGATAAAAACATTTATCAATATGTTGCATCCGCAGTACCACAAGTAGCAGAGCCACAATACAGGCCAGATATAGGTTTGCCTGAAAAAACTGTAAAAATAGGAGAAAAAGAAATACCTCTTGGTTTTAAAGATGTTCCTGTTGGCGAGTTAGCGGCAGACTTGTTAGGTTTTGCTGGTTCTTATGGAAGCCTTGCAAGAGGCGTTACAACAACGGGTGCAAAGACATTACCAGAGATGGTCAAGCAAGGCGGTAAAGTTTTAGGTCTTGGTGCGGTAGCAGAACAAGTAGCTTTTTCACCGTACGAGCAAAGAATATCTAATGCCATACAAGAGAGAATACCAAATCAATTTACTGAATTTTTACAAGCCGATCCAGATGATGACGAAGCTACTGCTAGATTTAAAATGGCTCTTGAGGGTTCAATTATTGGTGTTCCAATAGAAGGTTTATTTAGGGTTGCTGGAAAAGTTAGAGCAGCCAAAAAAATAGATGAACAGCCTAATGTTGAAGTTCCAGATGAACAAGCTATTGTTAAATCGGATGATGTTGATACTCCAACAAAAACAGAAACAGTACAAGCAGGCCCTTATGCTGGTGCAAAAGTTGAAAGGATTATGTCAGTTACAGAGGCTACAGCACAAAAAGAATCTGAAGCACTTATTAAAAAGAAAAATCCATTCAAATTTGATGAAGCCACAGGAATTACGACTGCAAAAATAAAAAATAAAGAAGTACAAATACAAGCAAATGAAGAGGGTAGATTTGATTTATTGCAACAAGACACAAGAACAGACAAAGAAGTCAATGATGCTTTAGAGCAATTATTTTTAAGATCAGATATTACTGAGGCACAATCCAAAGAAGCTGCTAAACGACTTAAAGAAGAAAAAATATTTAGACCGCTAGAAAGTTTTGATACTTTAGAACAAGCAAAGGTCAATGCTTTTAGAATACTAGATCCAAATAGATTACCTAAACAACTTAGACCTACAAAAGAACCGTCTATGAGGTATGCCAGAGATTATTTGGTAGGAGCTATTAACCCAAAATCTAAAGATATGGGTGAGTTTTTACAGGCTTTAGAAGGTAAAAGCGGTAGATTGCCACCAGCTTATTACGCAAGAAAAGATACATCAATGCTAGGCAGTAGAGGTACTAGTGCTGATGGAATTATCGATGATATGCAACAAGATGGTTACTATCCCCCTGCTGGTGTAGAAGGTGATCGTGGAACTACAAGAGGTTCAGCAGATACTTTTTTTGAAGATATTAATATAAACAGGCCACACCCAGAAGATTTACAAAGAAAACAAGAATGGCAAATCGGAGAGCAAGGCAAAATAGAAAGAATCAAAGAACTTGAAAGTTATGGTTATAACCCATATTTGATGACTGATGCCGATGTAGATAAAGCATTTAAACAAATCAATAAAAACGAAGATGATTTGACATCTATTGCAAATAAGATTGAAGAAGAAAACATTGCAAAACAACAAACAGATGAAATCTACCAACAGACTATAGCCAATGAAAGGCTTAGATCGGTAAGAGATGAGGGTGTTCCAGAAGCACCACCACTCGAAGTTACTGAGTTAGATGAACTACCACCAAGTTTTATAGAAAAAGACTTTGGTATTAGTAAATATCCTAAAAGACAACCACCATCTGAACCAGCAGATACATTGCCTACAGGGAAAGCACCTGATGATAAGTTTGCTGGCAACATCAACTTAGACAAAATTAATGAGCCAAAAGAAATTAAATCTATCATCAAGAAGATTGCTAAAGAAAATGACAGTTTTAAAGAAGCAAGAAGAGGCGTTGTTAAGTTTGGTTCTAAAGGAGAAAACTTAGAAGCATTAGCAAGAACATTGAATGTTTCAGATGCAGAACTTCTCAAAAGAAAGATTGGCCAAGCATTTAACTCCGAAGAAGTTTATGCAGCTAGATTGTTATTTGATGAAGCACTTAAAGATGCCTATGATTTATCAATCATTGCAAAAAGTGCAGATGCTTCACAAGTAGATTTAGTTAGGTTTGAAAATGCAATGGCTAGAGTTGCATCAATACAAGAACAAATAGCGGGTATTACTGCGGAAGCTGGTAGAGCATTAAGATCATTTAGAGAGGCTGTTGGCCCAGCATCATCAAAGAACCCAAAAGTAAGAGATAAAATTATACAAGACTATATAAACTCAAAAGGCGGTACTGTAAGAATACAGGACATCGCAAAAAAAATGTCTATGCTTGAAGATGAAGCACAACTTGCTAAGTTTGCAAGAGATCAATACAAGCCAACTTTTAATGATTATGTCCAAGAGTATTGGATTAATTCTTTGCTATCTTCACCTTCAACACACATAGTAAACATACTTTCTAACACCTTGGTTGCTGGTTTAACTCCGCTTGAGTATTTTGGATCAGCATTAGTAGGTAAATTAAGAAAAGGTGATGACAAAATTACATTTGGAGAAGCGGGAGCAAGACTTCTTGGAAGTGTTTACGGTGCATTAGACGGTGTTAGAGCAGCTAAAAAAGCTATTGTTGATGGAGAGGTTTTAGATCCAATGACAAAACTAGAACTGCAAAGACAAGAAGTAATCCCTGGTCCTATAGGATCAGTCATTAGAACTCCAGGAAAGCTCTTAGTAGCAGAAGATGCGTTTTTTAAATCTATTGGTTATAGACAAGAGCTTTGGGGTAGAGCATTTAGGCAAGCACAAAAAGAAGGCAAAGGTTTGAAGCGTGCGTATGAGTTAATGAAAAACCCTGATGAATGGGCGCCAGATGTTCACTTAGATGCAATACAGGCTGGTAGATATCAAACATTTACCGAGCCTTTGGGAGAAGGAAAGTTTGGTACGCTAGGAGCATCACTACAAAAATCAATAGCAAAGATACCAGCTTTAAGATATATATTTCCGTTTGTAAGAACACCAGTAAATATTGTTAGATATGCGTTTGAAAGATTCCCAGCTACAGCACTTTTTACAACAAAATTTAAAGAAGCCTTAGCAAAGGGTGGCCGTGAGGCTGATTTAGCAATAGCAAAATTAGCTATTGGATCTACAATTACTGCGGGTGTTGCCATGCACGCCTACGCTGGAAATGTTACAGGCAGAGGACCATCTGATCCTAGAGAAAGAGCAGTTATGTTTGAAACAGGTTGGCAACCTTACTCTATAAGAGTTGGTGATAAATATTATTCATATAATAGATTTGAACCTATCGGTATTTTATTTGGTATTACGGCTGATATGGTTGATATCTACAAATATGCAGATAAAAAAAGATTAAATGATGAAGAGATCAGCTTGGGTGAGTTAGGTTCTATGTTGGCCGCCTCAGTCACAGAAAACATTACCAACAAAACATTCTTAACGGGTTTAAGTGATGCCATACAAATATTAAGTGATCCAGACAGGTATGCTGAAGAAAATATAAGAAGATTTGTAGCAAGTTTTGTCCCTACGGTTGTGGCCTATGAAAGAAAGTCCGATGATCCAATTTTAAGGGATGCTCAATCGTTTGGAGATGCTGTAGCAAATCGATTCCCTGAAGTCTTTGGTAATTTAGATATCAGAACATCACAAGATTTATCACCAAAAAGAAATATCTTTGGGGATGTAAAAACATATAAAGAAACATTTGGTGGCAAGTATTCACCTGTTAATGTTAGTCCAATAAAAAATGATGTTGTTTTTAATGAGTTTGTAAACCTAGGTTACACTCCACCATTTCCAAGAAGATTGATCGGTGGTGTTCAATTAAATTCACAACAATATGAAGATTTGTTGTATCAACAAAAGTTATTAGGAACAAAACAATTGGTACAAAACTTAATCCAATCACCTAAATATAAATTTCTTCCAAAACAATCAAAAATTGATGCTATCAATGATATTATTTTAGACCGTCAAAAAACGGCTAGAAAAATAATAGAGTCCAAATATAAAGAAATTATAGGAACACAAATAGAAGAAGTAGTAGAGGAAATAAAAGAGATTTAGAATTATGCCAAGGGCCACAGAAAGAGTTGGTCGATCAGGTGAATACCTCACAGCAGCACTCCTCTCTCTAGTTTCCGATACGGTACTTATTGTTCCTCATGGTTCAGAAGCAGATATAGTTTTTGAACACAGCAATAAACTTTACAAAGTCCAAGTCAAAACTTCATCCAAGATTAATACAGGCAGAGTTAATTGGCGGTTTGATATGCGTAGAGGATCGCATAGTAAAGATAGAGAATATCAAAAACAAGCGGTAGATATCTTTGCTTTGGTTAGTCTTAAATATAGAAATGTGGTTTTTATAAGACCTATGGATCAGAACCAGATAACCATAGCCGATGAACACATGAAGAACAACGATTCTGTAAAGAACCTTAAGGATATATTAGATAATATTTAATTATAAATTTTTAATATCAAATCTAATCTTTTGATCTTCATAATGTTTAGCGGAGTTTATCCCTAGAGATAAAAAATACTCCGCCAACACACGAGGATCTTTCTTGGTTGACTTAGCAAAGTCCTTCAAAGAATGAACAAGATACTTGTTTAAATACAGAGCTTGTCCGTTCTTTCTTTCGTTTTCGATGCTATCGTCAAAGTCAAAAAAGTTGCTCATAATTACTCCTATATGGAGATTTCCTTGGTGTACTTACCTAACTTGTTACCGTTTTTATCACACCCATGAACCATCTCTAGCTCAAGTTCAATATAATGTTTAGCCTTTAACAAGTCTTGAACATTATTTTCCTTATCTCTGGTAATAAGTTTTATAACATTACCTAGACACCAACCAATATTGTTAGCCAATATATATTCAATCGGCT